CTAGACCTTCTGGAAGAAGTAAGTTTGCTAACTGACGACCTGGTGAGTATTTAGCCGCCTGCACCTTATCAAGTGCATCTTGAAATAGTTTATCTTCGCCTTTGGCTGCAGATGCAGCAATAACTTTCTCGGCCTCAGTACCCGAAGCAATAATCTGATCTAGCGGAATACCCTGGGCTACCTTGATAGCAACATTAGTTCTATCTGATCCGTATTTATTGCGAGTATCTGCAATACGAGTTGGGCTAAATACTTGGTCGCCCTTATCGTTTGCCATCTTGAATGCCTTATCAAGGTCTACACCTTGGTCAAGTGCAATAGCACCCGTACGATAAACACGGGTCATAAAATCTGATACTTCGTTTAGTGCGCCGAATACGCGACCAACAGTTTGTTTTACACCTTGGCCTGCATAGTGAATAGCACTACCAAGCCAACCACGCTTTTGTTCTGGGGCTTCACTATCATCTCCACCAAAAAGAGCAACGTGTGCAGTCTGCTGACTTTGTGGCAAAGATTGAAACTTCTGTTGAGCTATAGGTGCAGGTAGCGCTAGTAGACCCTTATGAGAATCTAGTAACTTTTGTAGTCCATCTACTTGAGCTTTCTGGCTAGGACTAAGGTTTGCGCGAGCTGCTGCTGCTGTAATTGATTCTTGTGGCACTTACATACCTCGCGCTAATGCACGTTGATAGAGAATATCTACATCTCCTGTGTCATCATACGGAAGCATTCTTGCCAAAATGTCAGAAAGTTTTTCTTGTGACTGTGGTTGCATACCTAAAGCATTTGCTCCAGGGCCAGCGCCTACATCAACACCTGCTGTAATTGGCTCCTCTGGGCGTTGCGATGGAGCAAACAATGGAGTTGCTGGTGCTTGTCCCGCTGCTTGACGTACATCTGTAGCGGTAGCACCGCGAACATCTGGTGTCTTAGCAAGTGGAGCGCCTGCTTTTGCAGCAGCCATCTCTACACCTTGACCATAAGTGTCTGGCTGGAATGACAAACCATCTGTTCTTGTGGAGAACTTGCCTGGACCTGCTGGGCCTGCGAGTGGTCCTCTAGCCATTGTTGTCCTCCATCTTCTCTAAATCTGATGTGAATTGTTCCCACACTCTGGAAACTTTTGTTTTTCTATTTGCGTTATACACTGCTAAATCTAATAATTCTGAAGTGAGCATCTCTATGGCTCGAACTATATTTACTGCGAATCCTGATATGACTACTAAGAAATCTGCGAAAGTGACAGAACGTGGCACATAATCTTTATCTTCGTCCACGCTCTGTCCTTTCAAATAACACTAAGCCTTCTTGCCTTTGCGTCCTGCTGGAGCATAGCCAAACTTGACATCTGACATTTTTGGCTTTGCGGTATCCATCTTGCCTTTTGTTGGCTGTTGCATTGGAGCCTTTTCACGACCACCTTTTTTGTTCATATTACACCTCCCTTACCCTGCAATAGATGCGAGTAACGACGCTATATCTGGACGAGCGCCAGCAGCAGGGGCCGCACCCATTTGTTCTGGAGTTGGCTGCGAGGCAGGAACGGGGGCCGAACCTGCTGCTGGAACTTGACCGCCCATCATTTCTGCTGGGACTTCTTGCGGAGGTTGTTCTGGTGTAAACACCTTCTCCACAATGCTCTCTAGTGCTAAACCTTTTTGACGACCTTTGATTACTTCGGCGATTCTGGAAACGATTTGAGAAGGATCTTGACCTTGTGCTGCAAGCGCAGGAATAGCCTGGGCGTACTGAGCAACAGCAACACGCAAAGAATCACGCATCTCTTCAATATCCACACGCTGTTCTTCTTGAGTGACATTGAGTTCCATCGGAATCTCGCGACGTACATAGTCGCGGCTTACAAGTTTATCGCTACGCATCTGTAGCAAAGCAATGATGGCATTGTTTGGATTCATTCCAGACATAATGCCGTAACGAACATCCACTCCATATTCACCAGCAATTTGCTTGCTTGGTACATACTTCATATTGAACGGTGTTCCGTCGTCAACACCCTTGATTTCTTTCTGGATGCTGCCGAAAATCTTCTCGTCTACCTCAAAGCAGATGGAGACAAGTTCAGTAAATAGACGTGCAAACTGTGCTTGCGCTGCACGAACTTGGGTATCAAAGCCTGCTTGGAGTGCTTGAACTCCACGACCTGTGATGATAGAAGCATCGACGTTACCGCTACGTACTTCTGGGTAACGAGCGCCAAGACGAAGTTCACGTTCTAGTACGCCAGATTCGGTAAAGACTCCAGGAGGTAGTTCTAGCGGTACACGACGAATTGCCTGGGGATTAGCAGAACGCATAATCGAGTCAGGGCCAAGTGCGAGTTCTTGGACATCCTGCGGAATAGCAATCGGTGCTTGAATGGATTTCTCTGCTGCTTGAATCTGCAAGACTGCAAAGCGAGCACGTGCTAGTTGTACCGCTAGAATATCATCGAACTGACCGCGTGCTTCGCCATCAAGAGATGAACGAACAGCAACACGAGCCAAGCATTTGCCAACAGGATTAGGAATGTTGGACAAGATAAGGTTGTTGCGTTCTGGAATGAAGATGAGATCTTGGTCTTTGTCGTGGTAACGAACCATTGTGACTGCTTGTGCGCCAGATGCCAATGGCATACGTGGCATAATCTGTGAAGCAAACTCTGGATATTGCGCTGATAAAGTCTCAGCATCAGTAATTGTAATTTGAGTTAGTGAGATACAACGACCAAATCTATCAATCTCTGGGTATACGCCAAATGGATTGAGCAAGCGGATACGAGGATTGTTATTCTCATAATCCATCTCTACCATTGCTGGGAGCATTCCGTAGGTGTTGAACCAGTCAGCACCGTTATACATTTGAATCTGTAGTTCAGAACCTGAGACGTAATAGTTAGCGATGCGGGTTCTGGTATCTGCAGCCTTGCGTGCATTGTCTGAAACCATATTGGTAGCAGCGCAGTTGAACGAAGGAAGCGGTGCCATAACCTCAGCGAGGTCACGTGCTGCTACATCTACGAAGTTAGCAACCAGAGGCTTGGGGTATTCCTCAGAGAACATCGCAGGATAGACCTTGCTAATGTCTCCTTGACGTACCGATAGCACGTCACGCATACGTTGATCTCTAGCAGCATAGCGGGTCTGTAGACGCGCTACCTTAGAAATCACATCCTTGGTTGATAACATTTGTCCCTACTTCTTCTTGACCTTGATTACTGGCTTCTTCTTGAAGCCTGGGATTCCAACATCGCTGTCGCCAGGATATTTCTTATTCTTAGATGGCAGAGTCTTGCCCTTCATAATTGCTGCATCTAGCGCATTCATTTTCTTCTTTGCTGCCATTAGATGAACTGCCTTTCCTGTTCGGCTAGTAAATTATCAATGTTGATAACTGTTCTCTTGCCACGCTCATAGCGGGACAAAAATGGATTCTTCATATGGTGCGTAGTGTGAATACCTTGGTTGAGCCATTCACGTACTTTGATTTCGCAGAACCAAAGAGCCATCACCATATCTGTCTTACCTTTGGTCGTAGGCGACCAAGTAATAAGTTGTTCTATAAGACTCTTGATATTCTCTGTTTGGTCAGATGGAAGATGAATCAGATTATCTCGATGATGCTTTCCATCAGGTTGCTTAGTTCCAAAGAGGGTGGACATAGAAGCCACACCAAAGCCTGCATCCCACTTGTTATTACCAGTATGGTGCTCTCTTAGTATAGTTCCTTTGGAAGCGAGGAACTGCCTAATTCCCTCATCTTGCGTAAGAAAAGATTGAAAGGCATTGCGCTCCACGACCCATTCCGATGGTGCATATACGTTAGTCCAATCGGTAATGAGTTGTCGGATCTGTGCAGGCGTAGGACGCGTAATCTTGATAGCGTCAACAATGTAGCGCTTATGAGAGTGGCGATCAACTGCATAACATACCGCCGCTGTGTCTCCGACCATTGCTGGGTCAAGTCCACAAACAAAACTGAAACCGTTGAGGTCTTTGGGATGACCTGGATTGCCAGGCACCAATCGACCTGCTTTTCGCATTCCATCGATGGAGCCTTTCACGCATACTGGATCAAAGATTGCATCATCAGATATATCTTGCTGTTGATAAATCAAAGCCCACGTACTAGCGTCCATAGCCTGACGCTCGTTGTAGAGGTTGCGTCCATTCCAGCGGGGCCAGAGGCCCTCTGCCGTCTTCTGCTCTTCAGGTTGTCCATCAAAAGGTTGATCTGAGTAAGGCCAGAGCGTAACCCAGTTATCAGGGTTCTCATTAGATTCTAATAGGGCTGGCATCGCCAGATAGGTCCAAGGGACCAAGCCACCAGGGTATCTATCAGGTGAGCGTAGTTCTTTGTATAAATCTACTGCTGATACACGGGTACCGATAACGATGAGCTTGCCTGTCGGGTTGAGACGGGAGCGTACATCTTGGGTAAGCCACTTGATTTGTCGTTCAAAGTCATTTGCGTTAGAGAGGGTAACTGCGTCATCTATCAGAATCATATCGGCACGCTTACCGTAAATCTGACCGCCAATACCGACTGCCTCAATATTCGGGTCCTTCTCAGATGACTCTCTAAGTTCATCACCAAAGGTGACGCGGGTCTGTTGCCACGAGGCGGTCTTAGATTTGAACCCAACCCCAGCGGCATATGCCTGCTGTAGTTCTTCGTACATTGGATGCGTCAGTCGCTGCTTGATAGCATAAAGGAAGTCTGCGGCTAGACGCTGGGTTTGGGAAACTATGAGAACTCTAAAGTTCGGGTTATTGACAATCTTCCAGGTTACGTAGTCAACGGTGACTGTCATTGACTTGGCGTGGTTAGGTGGGATGTTGATAAGGATGCGGTTATCTGCCAAACCCTTTTCGTACTTCATTGAAGGATGAAGCCAGCCTGGGTCTTTACCCTCTATGACATCTATCAGGTTCTGCTGATGAGGAAAAGTCTTGGAGCGCAAGAAGCGCTCACGGAACTCGGCAAAGGTAATATCGTTGAGGGTCTGCTCTATGAAGGAGGAACCGCGTAGGCCTAGCCTAGTTCTGTCTACCTTGTCTTTCCAGACAGGGTCAGTACGGCGGTAATACTCATAAGACTTGTAGGATCTACCAGCGGAGGCTACAGCTTGCTCTACTGTCATACCTTCTGCGATAGCAGAGAGGATAACTCGCTTGGCTATCTCTGCTGTATTTTCTGGCATTATGTCCTTACTTGAGGTTTTCTAAAAAGGCTCCGCCTGCTCCGCCACGACCTGCTTTGCCTGTTTTTATATTTATGGTAATGGTTTTTGTTGTTTTGCTATTGTCTAAAAGATGTTTGAAATTTTTAGGATCTAAGGCAGCAGCTTCTTGTACCGTAATTTTGCCGTGTCTTACGCCATAACTTATATGGGCAACATCGGTTGTCTTTCCAATTTTTCTAAGTTTTTCAGCACCAGACTTCTTGAGAGAAGCGGTAGTTTCTTTTTTGGGTTTTTTAGCAGGCATCGTATCTCCTAGAATTACTAGTGGGTAGCAGATAGAATACACCCAACTAAAAGAGGTGCTTAGCACCTCACTTGCAGTTCGGTGCTTCGCCCCTTGGGGGCGCTTACTGCTACTTCCCTAACGGGCGTAGCGTAAGCGAAGCTATAGCCAGGTAGACTCCTGCGCCCTGTCTACCTGTCTATACTGTATTAGGCAGGAAAAAAAAGCGGTTTCCCGCTTTTCTTTCAAAAATCTTTTATTTGTGACTAACGTCACTCATAAATACGGACAAACGGTACAGTAGTAAAGGATCCATTGACTTTAGGCGAGATATTTAGAGTGGGTACATAACACCCACCACGCTGAGTTTTATCATCGTGGGGTCTGTCTTTCGCTACCTACCGCAACGCCTAGCGCGTTGCTCCTTCTATGGGGAAGAATGGGGAAAGATGGGGGAAAGTGGGAGGGCTTGCTACCCCATCGGCGCTGTGCGCCTCCCTAATATTTCCTTGCCACAAATAAATATCCGCCCCGATAATTCCAATTACGCCGCCACTCTCAGACAATTCTCAACTCTCAACCTTTACTAGAG